TTTATTTTTTTGCCTTTCGTTTCTTTGTTGTTTTCTTTTTTCCTCCTTTTTGACATAATGATAAATCCTTTGCTATACTTTGTAATTGGTCAATTTCTTCACTTAATTTATCTAAATATTGATTTTTTTTATTCCACATATCTAAATCCTCTTGTGTATAATTAGAATTATTTACAATTTTAGTTTCAAAGAAATGTTTATTAACTTTAATTTCTAAATCAAGATCAAATTTTAATTGTTTTAATTGTTTATCTAATAATTGTTTACTCATATATATATAATCAAATATATTATTTATGTTTATTGCGTTGTTTTCTACGCTGTCTTTTTAATCGTCTTTGTCTTTTCTTTTTCCATTTATCTCTCATTTTTATATTATATAATAATTAATCTTTATATAATATAATGGTAAACAAAACACAAAAACAATTTCTATATAATCCGAATAATCCTAAAAAAAGTTTTGATGTTTATATAAATAAACGCCCTGAAGATACTATACCTATTAAATATACAACAGTAAAGGATGTTAAAAAAACAATAAAAAAATTAGAGAGGCTTTATAAAACGCGCAAATATCCACATAAACGCATTTGGCAAGTTGGTATGATTATGAAAGTAAGATTAGAAGCTATGAAAAAACATAAATCAAAGTTATATCCAAATGCTAAAGGGGTTACCAAAAGGTTTAGATTAGCTAATAAATATTTTAAATTTTTGGGAAATAGAAGCAAAAAGAAAACATTCAAAGAGAGAAAATCAATGACTTTTAAGAATTAACCTCTAGTGTAAGTTCTATTTCTTGATAAAGATGGTGATTGAGTATTGAACTCACTTCCAGGACCAATGCTATGTCGTTGATTCATGTTTTGTTGCTCCATTTCAGCCAAAGTTTTTTTAAATAAATCTACACCAGAATTTCTTATAGCTTTATTTTCTAATACATTTAAACCTTTTGCTCTGGCTTCTCGTCTACGACGAAGCTCTATTTCATATTCTCGACTTCCTGGTGTCATATTTCCACCTCTTCTTGTTTTTCTCTTTTTTTTGTTATTTTTTTTTGATTTTGGATTTTTATGTGTATGTCCTAATTTAGAACCTCTAAGATGTTGTTTATATGTTTTTGCCATATACCTTTTCCCTCTCGTGTTCCACATGTAATGTTTTTTAAATTTGCGTGTTTTTCTTTTACCACCATTTAAATATTCATTGTCTCCAAATGTTATCCTTTTATTTTTTCTTGAAGTAAATTGTGATACATTTCTTCCTTTATCTTCTTTCTGAAATGTTGCTTTTTCTTCATGAGTTAATGGTTTATATTCTTCACTAGTTAATGCGGTTCTTCCGAAATCCTCATCAATATCGTTTTGAACTTCTTTACTTAAGTCTTTCTGTAAGTTTTTCCAATCTTTATTAAATTCTTGGGCTTTAATCGGATTATTAACAAGAGTTCTATAATTTGGACCAGTATTTTGATTTGTATTCTCCGAAAGTTTTTTAGCCTTATTCGCTGATGTTCCAGGAATATGCTTAGTTATACCAGAAAGAAAATCACCTCCTTTTTTAGTTTTTCTTTTTCCACCACTCATACACCCCCATCCACTTAATTTGGATGTTTTACCTCCCATTCTATTTCGTGTTCTTCTATTGCAACCAACATAAACTTTTCTTCTTCTAGATTTTTGACTAGTTCTTCGTTTTTTGGTAAATCTGGTTTTAGATAATCGCTTTTTATGTTTTCTATGTTTAGTTCTTTTTTTTCTGCTACCTCCAGAAGGTCCAGATGAATTATCTACATTTCTATTACCAACTTTATCATAACTAGCATTTTCTCTAGCTTGATTTAGTGATTCAGTTAAACCATTGGCATTACTAGCATTATTATGAGGACTATTTACTTCTACACCTCCAGGTGATTGTGGAGAAGTAACTTTACATCCAGCACCACCTTTTGCCATAGATGTTTGTTGTTGATTTTGTTGCTGACGACAATTGTGTGCATCACTCATAGCATCATGTCCTCCACATTTATATCCATATGAAGAAGGCTGAGGATTTTGACTACTAACCATATTAATATATATATAGATAATAAGTAAATTTATTAGAATAAATATATATTTTTAGTAATATGGATAATAACGAACGACAAATTTTAGAAAAAATGGTTAAGGAATCAGATTTTGTAGATAATACACATATCATTAGAAACATGAAAAATAGTGACTTAATTAAAAATGATGTTAATAAATTACTAAAGCTAAAACAAAAATATGGAAATGTTAAAGATTTAGACATATATAAAAAGTTAGCTGAAATTGAATGTGCCTTTTTGTTTAAAAATTACAAACCTATATTCGAAAAATTAATAGATGATAAATTAGAACTAAATGTCATGTTACTTTTAATTAAAACATTAAAAAAAATAGAAGATGGTGAATTAGATCAAAACGAAGGATCTGTTGAAGTTGGGAAGATATTAAAACAAATTTATATTGATAAGGTTATTGTTGAAGAGAGAACAGAAACCTCTACACTTTCATGGAATACTTATAAAAATATGATTAATTGAAGTATATTAAAAGCATATTATTAATATAAATTAATGAGTATATTAATAATAGTCGAATCACCGGCTAAATGTAAAAAAATAGAGGACTATTTGGGTTATAATTATAAATGTATAGCTAGTTATGGACATTTAAGAACATTAGAAAGTCTAAAAAATATAGATTACGCAAATAATTTTAAACCCGAATTTACCGTAATTGAAAATAAAAAACAACAAATAACCAAATTAACTAAAGCAATACAATCTTCTAATGAAGTTTATATTGCTACAGATGACGATAGAGAAGGAGAGGCGATTGGATGGCATATTTGTCAACTATTTAATTTACCGATTGAAACAACAAAAAGAATTATATTTCATGAAGTAACAAAGACAGCTTTAGAAAACGCAGTAAATAATCCTACAACGATAAATATGGATTTAGTTTATGCTCAACAAGCTAGACAGATATTAGATTTAATTGTTGGATTTACTTTATCGCCTTTACTCTGGAAACATATTTCTAGAAAATCAAAACAAGGGCTTAGTGCTGGAAGATGTCAATCTCCAGCATTAAAATTAATTTATGACAATCAAAAAGAAATTAATGAAAATCCAGGTAAAATAACATATACAATAAATGGATATTTTACATCTAGTAATTTAATGTTTACATTAAATAGCGAATTTGAGGATAAAGAACAAGTAGAAAATTTCTTAGAAGAATCAATAAATCATGATCATATTATAAAAAAGGAAGCCGTTAAAAAAATGTCAAAAAAACCTCCGGAGCCATTTATTACAAGCACATTACAACAATCATGTAATAATGAATATCATATTTCACCAAAAGAAACTATGAAAATATGTCAAAAATTATATGAAGAAGGTTGCATCACATATATGAGAACAGATAGCAAGGTATATAGTAAAGAATTTATAAAAAAAACAAAAGACTTTATAAATAAAGATTACGGCGACAAATATATATCATCCAGTATTGATTCATTAAGTGAAAAACAAAAAGAAAAGAAAAAGGAAACTAAGAAAAATAAGAAGGAAGATGATAAAAAAGCACAAGAGGCACACGAAGCGATTAGACCGACTGATGTAAATGTAAAATCGCTTACAAGTGAAAAATTTACACCACGCGAAAAGAAAGTATATTTGCTAATTTGGAAAAATACTGTAAAAAGTTGTATGAGTGATACTGTTGTTAATTCTTTAATGACAAAAATATCAGGTCCAATAGATTTACAATATAAATATAGCTGCGAAGAAATAATATTTTTAGGATGGAAGATAGTAGATACCAATGAGACGAGTAATCCTAATTTTAATTTATTAAAATCAATCAAAGATAATAGCACAATTAATTATAATAAAATTACAGCAAAAAATACATTAAAGGCATTGAAAAGCCATATTAATGAAGCAAAATTAGTAAAACTATTAGAAGAAAAGGGAATAGGGCGACCATCTACCTTTTCAAGTTTAGTTGATAAAATACAAGAAAGAGGTTATGTAAAAAAAGATAATGTAAAAGGAAAAAAAATGAAATGTATTGATTTTGAATTAATTGAAAATGAAATAGAAGAAATCGAAACAGAAAAAGAATTTGGTAATGAACAAAATAAATTAATTATTCAGCCTATTGGTAATATGGTAACAGAATTTTTAATGTCTAATTTTGATGAAATTGTAGGTTATGATTATACAAAAAATATGGAAGATACATTAGATATTATTGCGAAAGGTAAACATATATGGCATAAATTATGTGAGTCATGTTACAAAGAACTATATATAAAAGCAAATGAGTTAAAAAGTGAAACAAAAAAAGAGATTAAAATAGATGATAAGCATGTTTATATGATAGCAAAATATGGACCTGTCATAAAATGTACAGATGGGGATGATATTTCATTTAAAAAAGTAAAAAAAGATATAGACTATCAAAGATTAACAAATGGCGAATATACATTAAATGAATTAATAGATGGTTCAAATGATACTGGTAAATATCTTGGCATTTATAAAGATGAAAAGATATTTTTAAAACGAGGGAAATTTGGTTTATATGTTACATGGGGAGATAATAAAAAGTCTCTTACTTATATGAAAAAAGAAGAACATAATATAACATACGAAGATGTAATACAATTTATTGAAAAACCAACAAATATTATTAGAAATATAAATGAACAGCTTTCAATTCGAAATGGTAAATATGGAAATTATATTTATTATAAAACGCAATCGATGAAAAAACCTAAGTTTTTAAGTTTACAAGGTTTTAAAGATAAAATCGAAGAAGCAGTAGAAGATGATTTATTAACATGGATTGAAAATAAATATGAAATAACGATTTAACTATAACTATTGTAAACTTCTCGAAGTTCAAAATCATTTAAATCAGATTTGATTGAATTGAATTCAACTGAAAAATTAAAATCCTTATTACAAAAATCTACTGGAGTACCGTCATGAAATCTGAATTTAAAATGTAATTTTGATATTTTCTCTTCTAATTGATTGTTAAATGTAGTTATATAATTATGTGCACCTTGTTCTCCATCTGTAATTGATTCATTCATGGCGTGTTTATTGAAACCTCTAGTATATATTTTAGCAAATACACTGTTTACTTTACCTCCATAATCGTTATGTGAACTTTTATTTAAACAACTATTCACATTTTTAATAGATGCGGTTCTTGTGCTGCTGCTCGAATTTAATACTTTTTCATAATTACTTTTAGGTAGGACCGTATTACTAGATTTTTTAATTTCTCCGTTTAAACAAACAGAATTACAATTATTATTAATACAATGTTTATTACTTGTATAGTTTGTGGATGTATTGTTTACATTTGGTACTAATTCATCTACAGAATTATATTTTTCAACTTCCATATAAATTACTTCTGAAGATCGTATATTACTACATAATTCTGATTTAATCCAATAAACAGGTCGTCCTGGATCACTTGGTGCTGTAAACCATGGTGATGACTGTGAATTTATTTGTCCATCTTTTGTAGTATCCGTATATTCGTTTGGTACATATACTTCTTTTTTAAATCCAAGATTCCATCCTAAACCCCATCTTACATTATTATTATAAGCATTGTTGTAATTACAATTATTATATTCACAATGTTCATTAAATATTAAAACAAAATAAAAGTTAGATGTATTAGCAATATAAAATTTTTGTTCAGGTACTGAATATGTTACCACAAATCCTGATACTGAATTAATATTATTTAGGGCATTCTGTAACTCTAAAGACAATTGATCGTAAGTATAATTTCCTTCAGATATCTCAATAGTATGTAATTGTTCAAAATATTGTATTGTTCCGTTAACATCAATAAGATTATCTGGACCACTATAATTTGTATTAAAATTAATACCAATTTTGAATTTAGTGTTTTGATAAAAACTAGAAAATATAAATAAATCAGCGGGGAAGATTGATTCTAATAATCTCATAGATTGAATATTTTTAATAGGTTCAGGCAAAGTTATGGAAAAATTATTAGAATTTGGATATTTATTAATATCTCTATCCTCTGAATGAATAGTTATAATTTTTCTATTTAACAAACATTTGCTATTTCTGTTTATTAAGGGATGATTGTTATGTAAATTATTGTAAGACATTATATATATTAATACTAAATATTATTTAATTAAATTATTAGTAAAATAATAATTTAATAATATATAGATATACAATATGCCAAAATATTTATATGGAGGAAGTTCAGAGCCACAACTAATTAATTTAAAAGATAGTATATATAATATTAATGTATTATTTGGATTAATAATAGCAGGATTTATGACTTTATTATATGATTATGGATGGGCAGAAGTAATTGGATATAGTTTAATTACATTTTCTGTTTTTATCATATTTTTTATAACAATGGGGTTTTCATCGTCTGATAGTATAAAAACCACCACATTCGGTTTTATAATGAATACAGTAAAAAATTGTTTCCCGATGATATTAGTATTATTCTTATTGTCTTGGATAATTTCCATGAATATTATTTATTATGATGTAATAGCAAATAACCAAGCACCCAAGGATTATCAAACTTATGCTAGTTCGGCAGCATGGTTATTCATAATGTTAATGTATCTTTTAAGAGTATATGCTTTTAAATTTATTAATCCTGAAGATAGCAAGGATAAAGTATCTAGATACTCGCCTGTGCTAATGATAGTTCTCTCATCTGTTTTATTCTGGGTTCTATCAATTATGCAGTTAATACTAAGATATTATGTTACAGACGGTTAATTATTTATTAAAATAATTAATATTATTTATTATTAATGAATAGTATTAATCGATTAAAATTATTTAATACACAAATAGTTGCTGATACAGGGGATATTGACTTAATTAAAAAATATAACCCTATAGATGTAACTACAAATCCTTCTTTAATATTATCAATATGTAAACAAGAGAAATATAAAAACTTGTTAACAAACGATTTAGAAGAGACTTTAGTAAATTTTGGAAGTGAAATTTATAAAGAAGTAAAAGGCTATGTTTCAACAGAAGTAAATCCAAAATATAGCTATGATACAGAAAAAACAATTGAAATAGCATTAAAAATAATTCATCTATATGAAAAAAAGAATATAGATAAGAATAGAATTTTAATTAAAATCGCTTCCACATGGGAAGGAATAAGAGCAGCTGAAATCTTAGAAAGAGACTATAATATTAAATGTAATATGACCTTAATTTTTTCATTAGAACAAGCGATAGAATGCGCAAAGGCAAATGTTACATTGATTTCACCGTTTGTCGGTAGAATAGATGATTGGTATAAACAAAACAAACCTGAAATAAAAATAGATATGGGAGTAGAGAATGTTACAAAAATATTTAATTATTATAAACAACATGAAATTAATACTATCATAATGGGAGCAAGTTTTAGAAATATCCATCAGATAAAATCATTAGCAGGTATTGATAAACTAACTATCTCTCCGAAATTAATTGAGGAATTAACAAATGATACAGATGAGTTTAATTGTACTTTATTTTTAAAAGAAGATAATAAATATAAATATGATATCCATAATAAGAGAGAATTCTACAAAGTATTAGAAAATGATAAGATGGCTAATGAAAAATTAAATGAGGGAATAATTAAGTTTATATTAGATACCGAAGAAGTAACTAGAATTATAAATAAATAGATAAATAAATAAATTTTATTATAGACTAAATTTATTTATATAATAGAAAATTTATAGGTTAATCCTATTTCATCATTTTTTTCCCATATTCCAGATATTTTTAAGCAGAAATTTAATTTTGAATAAGATGTTTCTTTCATAATTTTATTTTCAATAAATAATTTAATATTATTTTGTTTCAATTGATTAGTTATTATTAATTTTTTATTTTTAATATTATTATATTTATGTAGTAAATCATGCTCTAATTTGTACATAAATTGAAATATATTCTTATTGCCACTAGTCTCACTAATAACACATTTATATTTATTATAGTATTTTTCTAATGATAGATTTTCTAATTCTATTAATAAATATATACCATTTAAGTAAAGATCATTATTAGAAAACATAATTTTGATAAAATTACTGTTGTCTATTACTGTATTTTTAATACAGTCGTTAAAATATATATAGTTTATGTTATAGTTATCGGGTGATAGTAATAAATTCATAATATATTACGATGTTATGTTTTTAAGTTAATTGATATATTTTTTGATAATATATAATGATTATGAATTTTAAATTAAATATAAGTTAATAAATATTTATTAACAATGAAATTTTTAAATACACATTATGATGAATATATAATTAATAACAACAGCTGTAATTTACATAGTAATATAACATACAATGATGACATTGATATAAAAAACTTAAATAATATCATTTTTTATGGACCTCCAGGATGTGGTAAATATACACAATGTCTTAATTTAATTAAAAAATATAGTCCTTCAGAATTAAAATATGAAAAAAAATTGCTACATACATTCAACAAGCAAACATTTAATTTTAAAATAAGTGATATACATATAGAAATAGATATGTCGCTATTAGGATGTAATGCAAAAATTTTATGGAATGAAATTTATAATAAAATATTAGATATTACATTTACAAAACAAAATAACTGTTTTATTATTATATGTACAAATTTTCATCAAATTCATAGTGAATTGTTAGAAAACTTTTATAGTTATATGCAGACTTTTCACCAAGATTCAATTAAATTAAAATTTATTCTTATAACAGAAGAATTAAGTTTTATAAATAATAATATAATAAATAGATGTGAGATAGTATGTGTTCCTAGACCAACTAAATCAAAATATGTCAAATGCATTAAAGTTAATAATTTAACTAATATTTCAACATCTAGTGTAAATAATATAAAAGATATTACTGTAAATAATAATCATATTAAGTATCATGAAAATATATGTAATTACATAGTTAATTATATTATTAACGCCAATAATGAGTTTAATTATGCCGTTTTTAGAGATATTATATACGATTTATTGATTTTAAATATGGATATACATGAAAGTATGTGGTATATAATTAAAGAATTGTATATTAAAAAAAAAATAACAAATAGTAAACTTGAAAATGTAATAAAGAAAATGTATATTTTTTTTCAATATTATAATAATAATTATAGACCCATTTATCATTTAGAGAGTTTTTTATTATATTTAATAAGTGAAGTACATGAATTATGATAATTATTTAATGAATCTAGAATTAAATTATCCATTTACAAGATATGAATTAAAAAAACAATATCATATAATGGCTTTAAAATATCATCCTGATAAAAATCCTAATAACATAAATGCTGAAGAAAAATTCAAGGATATTCATGAAAGTTATGAAATATTACAAACATTAATAGAGGATGAAAATATTACAGATGATACGGTGGATAATAATTATACAGATATGTCATATGTAGACATGTTAAATATATTTTTAAAGGATTATACAAATAATAAAGTTAATGATAATATTATACAATTAATAATGAAAAAATGTGAATCTCAATCAAAAGAACTAATAAAAAATTTAAATTATGAACAACTCGTTTATTTATATTATTTCTTAAAGATGAACAATCATTTTTTATCAATATCAAGTGATACTATTAGTTATATTAATAGTTTAATAAATGAAAAAAATCAAGAGCCTACTAACTCGAATATCATAATATTGGAACCTAATTTATATGATTTGTTAAATGATAATATTTATATACATTATCATGATAATAACAAATATTTTATTCCATCGTGGCATTCAGAATTAATATACGATGATTTTACAATAAAATGTATACCTAAGTTACCAGATCATATTTATATTGATGAAAAAAATAATTTACATATCCATTTAAATATAAAATTTGATGGGCTACTTAATGAAAAGTATATTCATTTTAAATTAGAAAATAAAAAGTTTCAAGTAGATGTTTGTGAATTAAAAATAATAAGTAATCAAATAATTTATTTAAAAAATAAAGGAATATCGGTAATTAATAACAATGATATTTATAATGTAAATAAAAAATCGGATATTGTTGTCCATATAAAATTATTATAAAAAAAACAATTAGTGTTTTTTATAATATCATATATTTTGTTAGATTATTTTTGTTTTTTATTTTTATGTATTGTTTTTTATTTTTATATATTGTTTTTTATTTTTATGTATTGTTTTTTATTTACTCTTCGTCTACTACTGCCTTCTTAACCTTCTTCTTTACAACCTTCTTCTTAGGAGGTGCGTCTACTTCGGCCTTCTTAACTTCGGCTTGAACCTCAGAAGCGATATCAGATTGGTCAACCTCTTCATCCGAATCTTCCGCAGCTGTTTGATCAATCTCCTCGTCTTCTTCAACCGAATTATCATCAGCTGCCTTAGTTAGTCGTGCCTTCTCAGATGCTCCTAGACGAATGTGACACTTACCACGAAGAGTTGCCTTAGGTTGAACAACTGCCTGAACCATCTTCCAGGTAGTTCCAAACTTGCCATTAGCAAACCAAATACCACCATTCTGGATTACAAGGGCAATATTAGTGTTCTTCTGAATAAATGTAAGAGGTGTAATCTTATCGTCACTTGGGTCCGGGAATAGAGCGTTCTCGCTCATATCATACATCTCGGTCTTAAAAACGCCTTCCCAGTAAGGAATCTTGATCTTCAATGTAGGCATCTTTGAAGTATCGGGATCACCATTCTCATCCTTAGGATAACGAAGCATAGGAGTCCAAAGAGCATCTACTACAGACTCAGTAAGCTTAGTCTTATTCATCCATTCCTTGCTATTGGAAATCGCATCCGCCTTGATCTTAGCCTCAAAAGCTTGAAGTGAAGTCAAAAACTCGCGAGTATCATCGCTATAATTAGCATCCTGCTCTCTAGGAAATTGAAGAGCTAGATCATATGTCTTCTTACCGGTGCGGTCATCAACATACTCGTTAATACCCCAAGTCATCATAAGAGGGGTTGAAAGATAAGTAGACTTCTTTGTAGGTCCATACAGAATTCCAACATTCTTACCACCCGAAGGATTAACCTTAGGCTTAGTAAAGATGGTATCCACATCAGGATTAAACTCAGGTCCAAAAACGATCATATTATCAGTGTTGTCAGTCATGCTTGCCATTACTTGATATTAATCTATATTAGAGATATCTCTTTAAATCAATTTTTTTTTTAAATTAATAATTAAATAAAAATTAAATAATAATGAATTAATTTTTATTTATTTTCTACATCGTTCCTTACATATTTCGAAATATTCTTGATTAATTTCTATTCCAATACATTTTCTACTAGTATTCATACAAGCAACTGCTGTAGTACCACTACCTAAAAAAGGATCTAATATTACTGCTCCTTCTTTACTAAATAATTTTATTAAATGTTCTATTAATGAAAGTGGTTTAACAGTTATATGTGTATTAATTTCACCTTTTTCTTTCTTTGAAGGTTTTGATACCATAAAATTTTTATCATAAGTTTCATTGTATTCTTCTGTTGTTATAATATTTGCAGGTATCCGATCGCTATCAGCGCCTACTTTTTGCGAAAAATCTAATAATCCAGTATTAAATTGTAATTCATTTTTAATAAATGTTAATTTACCTATAGGTTTCATAGCCACACAAATTGGTTCAAAACATGAACGAATCTGCGGTGTTTTAAAATTTTCATATTCTTTTATTAATTTTTCTTTTTCTGATTCTGATAAATCCATTTTTTTTATGATATGTGATACAGACATTCCTTTGGGCATAGTTTGTGTATATGTCCAGTTAATCATATCTCTTATTTCAAACCCAGCAATTTCGCAACTCATTGCTATCGCATGATATAATCTAGGTGATGAAAAAGATAAAAAATAACCACCTGGTTTTAATTTATTAAATAATATTTTTGATAAATCTAGATAAAAATCATACAATTCTTTTACCTGCTTTTTATCAAATTTCATACCTTTAGGTAAATGTTTTATATGACTATTTTTCTTGTCTTCCTTTATATTTGTAGATGACCAATTTTTATCTAATTTATCTATAAAATAAGGAGGATCTGTTATTATACAATCTATAGAATTATCTTCTAATTTAATTACTTCTTTCATGCAGTCATTGTGAAGTAATTTTATATTCATATTAATTATTATACATAATTATATTTAACCCTTTTTAAAATTGATTAAAAATATACAGCCACACTAATAGTAAGAAATGAAAACTACGACTGTAAATGATATTGACTATAAGATTGGACAAAATGCGCAGGAAAATTGGGATTTGTTAAATTTAGATGAAAATTATACATGGTTTCATTTAAAATCCTTTCCTTCATGTCATGTAATAATTGAAAAAATAGAACCAACCGATGATGAAATATTAGAAGGGGCTAATTTGTGTCTAGAAAATACAAAATATAGAAATTTGAAAAATATTAAAATAAATTATACATTAATTAAAAATATTGTAAAATCTGATAAAGTTGGTTCGGTTACATTTAAAAGTAATAGAAAAGTTAAAACTGTAATGATTTAATAAATTAATAAAAGAATACAAAAAGATTATTATATATGGTTATTATAGTATTTATGTCTAGATTAATTAAAAAAGGTTCTGTTAAAAAAAATAAAAAATCAAAAAGTTTAAAAATTAGTGATTATTACGATGATTCTTATGTAGAAACAAGACACAATGAAAATATTAGTGAAAAAAACTTTTTTATTCCAGATATTGAACAATATTCATTATTATTGAATTATAATTATAAAATTAAACAATTGCAAAAAATATGTAAACATTATAAACAAAAAACAACTGGTAAAAAATGTGATATTTTAAATAATATTTATAACTATTTAAAGTTATCAGCATGCGCCGTTAACCTTCAAAAGATAATGCGGGGGTTTTTATTAAGAGCTCATAACCGTTATCGTGGTCCTGCGTATTATAATCGCTCTTTGTGTAATAATGATACTGATTTTTTTACACTAGACAATATGAAAGAAGTAAATAATTATCAGTTTATAAGTTATATAAATGAAAATGGAATTATCTATGGATATGATATAGTTTCTCTCTATAATTTAATTGTTAAAAATGGTAAAAATACAACCAATCCATATGATCGTACTAAATTTCCGTCATATTTACTTTCTAATATACAAAAATTAAAATCTCTTAGTAAAGCATTAAATTATGATATGAAAATTAATATAGAACAAGAAAATACAGAAGATAAAAAGAAAAATATTGAATTTAAAGTAATTTCTATTTTTCAGAAAATAGATGAACACGGCTTTATTACAAATATAGATTGGTTTAATAAATTATCCGCAAATTGTTTAGTACGATATATTAGAGAGTTGGGAGATATTTGGAATTATAGAGCACAATTATCAAATGAGACAAAAATAAATATTTGCCCTCCTCATGGGAATCCGTTTATTTATTTTAATACAAATTATTACCACACTAGTAATAATATAGAACAATTAAAATTATCAGTATTAAAAGTTATGGATGCTTTAGTAAATAATGGAATTTCAAATGAAAATAGATCTTTAGGAGCATTCTATGTTTTATCGGCCTTAACTTTAGTTAATAATGATGCTGCTGAGAGCCTACCATGGTTATATCAATCAGTTGTGCATAATTAATTAAGTAATTTACTATAATTAATTATTTAATGCGTGAAAACACTTAAATAATAAACACATATATACATTATAAGATGGTAAAAGCGTCTGAAGAAAAACAAACTCCTAAAAAAACTGCCCGCGTTGTTAAAAGTAAGGTAGAATCTACTCCTGCCCCTGTTGTTGAAGCTGAATCAGCAGCACCTCCTGCTGCTCCTACTCAAGAAGCCGAGGCTGAATCTTCATTAAATGACCAATTTAATGAATTCATGGCTAAACTTCACCAACTTGGTGCTCAATTTACTTCACTTAAATCTGAATTCAAATCTCTTGAGAAAAGATGTACTAAGGAAGTAAAAGCAGCACAAAAGGCCAGTGCTAAAAAGAAGCGTCGCCAAGGTAACAGACCCGCAAGTGGTTTTATTAAACCTACTTTAATCAGTTCTGAACTTGCTAAGTTCCTTGGACAACCTGAGGGTACCATGCTCCCAAGAACTGATGTCACTAAGTCAATCAATGCTTATATTAAGGAGCATAAACTTCAAAATCCTAAGAATGGTCGTGAAATTTTCCCTGATGATACTCTCATCAAACTTCTTAAAATCCCAAAAGGCGATGAGCTCACATTCTTTAATCTTCAAAGATACATGAGTCCCCATTTTGCCAAGGCTTCTGCTACCACAGCTGCTGCTTCTACAACCGCATAAATAATTAAAAAAAACTACATAAAAATTTAATAAATATAAATTATAATATTTTTATATTTATTATGAGTAAAAAAATAAGAACAAATTCAGTTTGTAGTAATACAAGCGAATCAAGTCTTAGTATTGATAGTAGATCATATAGTACAGATAAATCTCGTTCAAATAGTATCGAATTTAATTTTGATACAGCAACTGATTTATCTAACAATATAATATTAGATAAAACTAAATGGATTATCCCTATTCCTATTAAAAAGAGAAGAAAAAGAGATGAACCTTTAAAACACGAAAATGTTTCAACCACCCCTGTAGTCAATTATGATTATTTGAATTTTCAACAAATTATTAATGTAGAATCAAAAAGTAATTAATCACCAGTTATTTGTTTTTAACCAATCATAATATAAAATACTTATTGAGAATTTCATTAAAAAAAATATAAATAACCATAATTAATTTAAATAAATAAACCCGTATTTTTTCATAAAGCCTTTTAATATTTCATTACTAAAATTTATATTTTTACATGAAAAAGTACTATTTATTTTATTTTTTGATACTATATTAGAATAATTAAATAATTCTATTATATTATTTACAATATCACAATCATCATTGCTTAAAATATTATTTTCTTTTAACCATTGAAAGAATGTATAATTTGTTTTTGATTTTAAAAATTTATTAAATAAATGAAAACATCTTGATAAATTACCTATATCAAAATTATAATAATCTGAACCGGATAATATACATATAATTTTAAATTCATTTAAATTACATTTTAAAGTTGTTAGTATTTCATTTGTATCATATAATATTAAAGTGTTATTTGCTAAGCTTAAATAACGATATACTTTTGAACAACCGTATAAAAATAAATCCATGTCTTCACTTATACAGCCATCTACTATATTTTTTTTTACTAATAAAGCACATAGTTCTTCTGCTTCACCTGGAGCATCATAATATGTAACTCCATATAATCTAATTAAATTTTTTACCTCTTCTATATCACTATGTTTTACCTTTACAAATTTTTTTTTTTCACTATCCATATCTTCTAATATATTTTGTTCCTCTTCTTTTGTAATATCCTCATCATTCAATAGTTCGTGTAGCTGGTTATAACGCTCTTCTGCTTCTCGTTTTTTTTCTTTTCTCTCTCGTAATAGTTCTCTTTTTTCTGCCGGTGGTTTACCATCAAAGATAAATACCGGAATAATATTATACATTCTAAATTGTGAAATCATTAAATATATGCTTTCAATTAATGTATTTTCCAATTGATATTTATATAAATATATACTAATATCAATTGCTAATTTTTTATTTTTTAATGATGAAAAATGAACCTTTGTTAATGCATTGTTACAATTATTTCTAATTAATTTATTTAAATGTTTGATACCCATTGATAATATAATAATAATTTAAAATAGTCATTCAATTTTATTTTGTTATAAAATATAATCTTAATTATAAATATAATGACGAAATTTATTAAATGGCTACAAGAGGTAGGTATTTTCGATTTTAATGATGTTGGAGGTAAAAACGCATCCCTTGGCGAAATGTATAGCAATTTATCTGAAGAAAAAATAAAGATACCTAATGCTTTTGTATTAACAGCACATAGTTACGACACATTTATAAAATTTAATAATCTAGAAAATGATATTAAATTACTATTAAAATCTATTGATACTTCCGATCTTGTTAATTTGAGAGAAAAGGCAGCACTTATAAGAGAAAAGATATCTAACGGAAACCTGCCCGAAAAATTATATAATGAAATTATTTTAAACTATTCCAAATTATCAAAGGAATATTTAGAAGAAAATACTGATGTAGCAGTAAGGTCATCTAGTACTGCTGAAGATCTACCTGACGCATCCTTTGCAGGTTTACAAGAAACCTTTTTAAATGTAAAAGGCGAAGAATATTTAATTAAATCTATTAAGGATTGTTTTTCTTCTCTCTATACAGATAGAGCTATTTCTTATAGAAAAACAATGAAGTATGATAATAATGTAACTATATCTGTTTGTATTCAAAAGATGGTTCGTTCTGATAAAGGTGCGGCTGGTGTAGCCTTTTCTATTGATTCTGAATCTGGATTTAAAGACATAGTTTTAATAAATGGATCATGGGGTTTAGGTGAAATGGTTGTGGGTGGAAGTGTTAAACCAGACGAAATGCTTGTTTACAAGAAAAAATTAAATGGAAAAAGTTACCCTATTATTGATAAAAAAATGGGGAACAAAATTGATAAAATGATTTATAGTAGTGATCCAAATAAAAAAACTGAAATTGTAAATGTAGATAAAGATATGATTCATAATTTTTGTATCGACGATAACGAAATACTTAAATTAACTGAATGGGTCATTAAAATTGAAGATTATTATTCTAAAAAACATAACAAATGGTCACCTATGGATATTGAATGGGCTTATGATGGTATTTTAAATGAAATGTTTATAGTTCAAGCTAGACCTGAAACTGTTAATTCTAATAAAACATCAAATGAAATTATTGAATACAAGATAAAAGAAGATGTTGAAAAAAATGTATTAGTAACTGGAATTTCTGTTGGTGATAAAATTGGTTCAGGTAATGTGAAAATATTAAATTCACATGAAGGAATTAGTGATGATGATTTAAATAATTTTAAAAAAGGTGATGTATTAGTTACTGATATTACAGATCCTGATTGGGAACCTATTATGAAAATAGCTAGTGCTATTATTACTAATAAAGGAGGAAGAGTTTGTCATGCTGCTATTGTTGCTCGTGAATTAGGTATTCCTGCTATTGTAGGTTCTATTAATTGCACAGAAAAACTAAAGGACGGAGATGAAGTTACTGTTTCTTGTGCGGAAGGTGAGGTAGGATATGTATATAGTGGAACTATTCCTTTTACCATTAAAAAAACAGATGTAGATAAATTACCACAAATTAATACTGATATTATGTTTAATATTGGAAGTCCTGAAAATGCTTTTAAATTATCAATGTTACCAAATAAAGGTGTTGGTTTAGCAAGAGAGGAATTTATTATTAATAATTTTATAGGTATACATCCATTAGCTCTTATAAACTTAGAAACCCTTGAAGATAAAGAATTACAAAATAAAATTAGAGAGAAAATTGTAGGATATAATTCCGGTATTGAATACTTCATTGAAAAATTGTCATTTGGTGTTGCTAGAATAGCCGCCGCATTTTATCCTGAAAATGTTATTGTCAGACTCTCTGATTTTAAATCTAATGAGTACTATAATTTATTAGGGGGTAAATATTATGAACCTATTGAAAGTAATCCCATGATTGGATGGAGAGGATGTTCTAGATACTATAGCGACACATATAAAGAAGCCTTTGGTTTAGAATGTAAAGCTATTAAAATAGTAAGAGATGATATGGGATTAACAAATGTATCAACTATGTTACCATTCTGTAGAACTCCTTTAGAATGTAGAAAAGTATTAGATGTAATGGAAGAATATGGATTAGAAAGAGGTAAAAATGATCTAAAAATAGCTCTTATGTGTGAATTACCTGTAAATTGTATTTTAGCGGATGAATTTTGTAAACATGTTGATATTTTTAGTATTGGAAGTAACGATTTAACACAAACAACATTAGCTGAAGATAGAGATTCTGAATTAATTGCCCATATATTTGATGAGAGAAATGATGCTGTAAAAAAACTGATTAAAATGGCAATTGAATCATGTAAAAGAAATGGTGTTAAAATAGGTATATGTGGTCAAGGACCAAGTGATCATCCCGATTTTGCCCAATTTTTAGTAAAATGTGGAATTGATACTATTTCCGTCACACCAGACGCCATACTAAAAACTTATATGGCGATTTACAATGTAGAAAAAGACATACAATAAATAATAATTTATAAAACAACATAAAAATAATTATAAATTATTATTTAATGAATGCGATTAAAAATAAATACACTTATGTGCTAAAATCTATAAAAAAGCATAAGTTCTTAAAACCAAAATTAAATGATTTAACCGGAAAAACATATGTTATTTCTGGAGGATCGAGAGGTATTGGATTAAGTATAGGAAAACATTTAGCTTCCTTAGGAGCAAATATTGCTTTATTAGGTAAAACTAGCGATCCTCACCCAAAATTAGAAGGAACAATTTATACAGCATGTCAAGAAGTAATGATGTGTAGAAATAACACTGATTCAAAAGCATTGGGATTAGTATGTGATATTAGAAACCCAGAAAGTATTGATAACGCTGTAGATACAGTTGTAAAAGAATTTGGTTCAATTGATGGCGTTGTTTTAAATGCTAGTGCGCTTTGTTTGAATCCTACATTAAAACAAACAGATAAGGAAATTGATTTAATGACAGGCGTTAATATTAATGGTAGTTTCCGTGTAGGACAAAGATGTTTAGAACATATTAAAAATTCAGATCATGGATCGATA